CTTGTGCTTGTTGTTCCGTTACATGAATTGCCTTGGCCAATTCCTTTGGAGATTTAGCTTGTTGTTGAGTTACCACAACAGGCTTTTCAATCTGTCTTTTATTGTACAGATGATAGCACCCTACACATAGGAACACAAACACTAATAACGGAATTATCACCTGTAAGGTGCGTTTGTGTGTTTTGATATAAGTTAGTATCTTAGACAAATAAAACATTCATCTATGCCCCCTCTACCTCTTCCATTAGCATTTTTAAAGCCTTAAACTTTTCATCAGCAAATCGATTATTTAGACTTTCACGTAACACGCTACTATTCCATTCAAGGCTCATGCACGTATCATAGATACCAGCGATAAGGTCATAATCAAACCGCTTATCATCGATATAGGATAGGTTTGGTAATTCAATATCTAATGCTTTTTCCATTAACTTCAACGCATCATTGAACATATTGACGATTTCACCAGTACCATACTGTACTGCTCGACTCCATACTACATCCTTTAATGCATTGGAATGTTTTTCCACATTAAACATATTCTGTCTTAGGTACTCGCACGCTACATCATAGTAAGCACTTTTAATATAGTCATGTTGCATCTGTTCAAAACCTACCGCATCAAGCATACCTAACTCTTGCCACTTAGCAATAAAGCCATCAGAATTGATTTCTCCACTATCAATCAAGGCTCTTGCGTAGTCCGTGTAAAAACCACCTTGTTTTAAACCCCAACCAAGAAACGCATCAACACTACCACAATTACTTGCTAGTTGATACGTACCATAAGAGATACCGCCAGCATCATTGTAACCACTAGATACACACGCTGGATCACCATTACTTTCGTATTCAGCACTCAACTGTCCTAATTCAGCCATTCTAATTACTCCTTTTCTTTGTCATTGCTGCCCCCATTCATATATTGGGAACGCTTAACACCACCAGTAGCTCCGATATAACCACCTAACACACCGACTATTACGCTTGCCAAATCTTTCTGTTCAAGATAAATAGTCATGATTAGTGCGGCTGCAAGTGCCAATAAGGTTATAGTGTCCTCATAATTAATTTTCATTTAATCGCATCCTTTATTGATTTAACGAACGCTATCAACTCTTTAACCAAACTCATCGCACGTTGAAACCATGCACTCTCTACAAATTCAAGTTCAATCATGTTTTCTACAATACTTGCCAACTCAACCATGATTGGCACTAGATACATCAATGTAGATAGAAACACATCAATTCTACCTAGCATAGGAATGTCAACATCAGGCAATGTTAATAGGATGAATGATAATAGGAATATCCAAGGATAAGACTTAACTAATTTTTTAGTCATATCTGCTCGTAGTTTTCCGCTTACCAAAAATCTACGTTGCTTACCATTAACTTCAACACTCGCCCATCCTCGCCAAATGATAGCTAGGAAAGTATTCTTTAAAGTACATTCTCTATTTGTAGCTAAATTAAAATTGCGTGCCTCAACTAAGACACGCAAGAATGTATCAACAAATACCAATACAACACTCGTAAATATGGCTAGTGATATTCGCACCGCCTCTGCTACGTTGAACCCTTCCACCATGAAAGGCGCTAATACAACTTCTATCATTCTTACTCCCCAATTCGTTCAATAGTTATAGTAAATTGATGCCGTGTTAAACTTACAGTATCTCTCCATCCATTTATATTGAAAACAGTATCTGTTAAATAATTATCTCTACCTGTTGTGGAAACATTAACCTCAATATCTTGCGATGCAGCTATAGTAAATTCATTAGTTTTGTCATACCCACCATGCACAGTCGCTCTATACTTTCCTTTTGGTAAGTACACAAACATTTTTTCTGTACCCCTAATGTCATAAGGTACCTTTCCCCATCGCCATGTATTAAACAATACAGGGTTGGTTTGTACATAACTTTTAGCACTATTTGATGTACGTTGCACCACAAGGGCGGTTTTATCCGCCCCTAATCGTGCATAATATGTTTTGCCATTAATAACTATTGGTAGTCGCTTTTCGCCCACATCACGCAAGTTATCAGTTAGTTCAAATGTTAGTGTATCGTTCCCTTTCTTAACTTTTAAGTTAGGCATTATTCAACATACACCTCATTTCCACCATTAGCACTCCACAATTTCAATCGGCTATTTAAGGATGTTTGAACCCTGCCCCAAGACTTCCATGTTCCAGCCATGAACATACGATGATATGTTTCTCCGTTGAACGCATGGAATGTTTGGTCTATCATCGCACCTTTGCCAAAATTCATTACAATTAGCATACCTTGTTTGTGGCTACGTGGAGGGTTGTTAGCACCGCCATCAAAGTTGATTTCGATTGCACCTTGTGTTGTGAGTGTGTTCCAGTCTGTAGCCGCATCAATTTTTGTATATGGAAAACCTAATTGGTCTACTTCTGTTTTCTTAACAAAGTTATCGTCTACATCCTTTTTCTTGTAAATAGCCGTTCCATAATGTTTGGTGGTAAGTACTGTGAAACTATCTGTACCATCATAGTGCTTAAATTCCTTACCTTTAATAAACGTATTAACGGAGTTATCGCCAAGTTCTACATTACCAGCGGTAGACACCTTAGCCATCCCAACACCATGACCATCAGGTTTATAACCCTCAATCAAAATGTTATTAGCCATTTTAAGTGCGCCATTCAATGTACCGCCAGTTAGTTTCAAGTAATCAAGCGTTGCCAATCGTGCAGTATTGATAGAGTTTTGATAGTCTTTGTTCGGATCACCAACATAAATATCAACTTGGTGTCGCTTGTTTGGTTTCTCTGTTAAGACTGCAAAGAAAAATCTTCCGTTGTAGTAAGCTATATCTTCGATTTCAGTAGTTCTATTGATTTCAATAATCTGTTTAACTGTGCCAAATGGTGTACATTCTACTAAACTACCCAAAGTAGCACTCATGATGCATCCATTTAACATGAAAGCACCATTGTTATTAAAATCATCGTATTGATAATCAACTTGATATGTTTTCATTTTCACAAAATCATCATTGTATAAGTTGATTTCACGCAAGCGTTGTTGACCGCTAATAGGTACGATACTTACATAAGTACGTGTGATTGGGTCATATCCAATATTGAATACACGTTCATTCAATGTGATAGTGCGTTCATATTGCATTGTATCTGCATTAAGTACTGTTAGGTTGTTTCCGTTCTTCAAACCATTTGCAAGGTAAATTTTGTTAGTGTTCTTGTTATAGCACATTGTGTTACAATGCCCCATCTTATCTGGGTCATTAAACTTGTACGTGCCTACAATTTCAAACGTGGATGAATTGAGTTCATATAATACTTGGTTAGTACCATCACCGCTAATACAAGCTAATACGAATACGTTTTTCTTATCGTTGTATGTAAAGCCTTGGCATTGGTTGACTTCATCGCCGTATTGAATGTTTTTAATAAACGCAATATTATTCGCACCTTTAAGCATCGGTGTTTCAGTCGGATAGAATGGCTTGATATTACTATATGTACCCATATCCATTACGCTATCGACTGTGTTAAACGATAGATGCTCATTGATTTTATAAATACCATTAGGTATCAACAAGATTTTGTTTTTCAAATTATCGTTAGCACGTTTAAATGCTGCGGTATCATCTGCTACACCATCACCTACAGCCCCAAAGTCTTTTACTGACACAATGCCATACAAACTATCTTTAGGAATAAACTTTGTATCTGCCTCTGTTTTTGTGATTAAGCCACCGCCATTAGGCAATGCAATTTGTTCTGCTTTAGCTGCTGCAGTTTCTGCACGTTTAGCAGCATCTGTTGCTTTGATAGCATTACTTGCAATAGATGTTTGTTTATTATCAATGTCATTTTTTAAGGTCTTAGCTTGGTCTACAAGATTATTAATATCTCGTTTATCAACTGTAGTTTGTCCAGCGTAAGCCTTTGCATCTCTCACTAATCGTTCTGCAGTAGCAACATTAGTAGAGGATGTATCAAGTGCCGTATTAGCCGATGCCAATTTATCATCAACAGTTGATGCAATCGTTTTAATTTCTTCGCCCAATCGGTTGATTATATCTGCGTTAGCATTAATCTTATCGGACTTTTCAGAAATTACATTCATAGCATTAATTGCATCATTAGCAGCTTTTACAGAACGCTCAACAATATCTTTCGCAACTTCATTTGCGTTTTTATCGCTATCCACTCGAATTTTAAGCGATCTATCTAAATCAGCTTTCATTTCTTGCAAGATAAGAATAATCTTATCCGTTGCGTGTTCGATATTCTCGAATGGGTATTCATCAGGCAAGTCCATATCTTGTGAAATAGGTGTTTTACGTTCCAAGATAACCTTTTGCCCTACGGCTAGTGCATCCCCATTAGCTGGGTAAATTACCGATTTGGTGCTTTCGTCATAATCGATATTGCCTACTTGTACCGCCTCTGTTCCATCCGCATCAACGATAGTTAGTTTAATATCCTCGATTTGTACAAAATCATAAGGAAAAATAAACTTCTTGTTTCTCCCATCGCATTGATACACTACAGATGGTTTTAGTACTTCTGGTGTCAATTTAACATCCCCTTTCAGTTGTATATAAATAGGACTACCCATTATGGATAGTCCTTATTTATCAATGTTTCTTTTTATCTTTTTTAGTTTTTAATCTGCGGTCAAATGTAATAGCCATGATTACATCTTCTAAGGCTGCATCGGTATCGGTGAACGTATATTTAGCTAATGTCCATAAGCCGTCAGTTACAGTATCACTAAACCCAGTTGCTCGGTTAGCTAACTGGCTGAAACTTCTGCCTACATCAATACCATCTTTTTTATCACTCATAATAGCGTTACCTAAATCGTAGAATTTCTCAACGATGCTTAATGCCATAACGCTATTACCTTTATTAAATACCTTTTCACCTAGAATGTATTTCATAGCCATATTTGACATATCACGGATGATTGGTACACCCATAGTACCTTGTGAAACTAATTCTTCGATAAATGACTTAGCTAAATCTTCAGGCTTATCATCATCGCCATTCGTCATAGCTTTATATGCCATCATGCCTGTTGCTTGTGAAATCAATGTCCACCATAGCATTTTAACGAACCTTGCATAATCGCCGTTATCCTTACGTGCATAGTTACCCTCTGTAATGATGTTATAAAGCGTATTAGCGTAGGAATAGAACGGAACGAATAATTGAGTAAATGTAGAACGTGATCGTTGAATAGCAGCAGCATCCTTTGTATCACCACTACCAAATATATCACGTACTGCTCTATCGCCAGCTTCAATAGATTGTTGCTCTACCCATTCAGCACTCACTCCCTCTTTACCAAAAAGTTCAGCTTGCTTTTGGTCATATGCAAATTTCCATACAGGAATGGATAATGCAAAGTCTGTTTCCGTAAGTAATCTGAACCCCATTTGATTTATATCATCTCGAATGTCAGCTAACTGTTCTACCTTATAACCACCAACATTTGTATCGCCCAAACGTAAGCCTTTACCTGCAATAGATAAACCTTGTTTTAAATCTTTATCTAAAGTTTGTATACGTTCACGCATGAAGATTGATTGACCTAACACAAAATCTCTAGTGTTGTTATAAGTAGTTGTGCCGTGTCCGTAAAAACCAATACCAGCATGATTGATAGCTCTAATGGTATTACCTACACCGATACGATAGAACGCAACAGGAATGTTCAACGCATTTTGTAATGCTACTGATACTCGACCAGCCATTACTGCGGTTGATGTATTCTTTTTCAATGTAAGAATAAGTCTATCAATATCGTTTGTTTTAGCCGCCTCATCTTGCCAGTTATCACGAACCCAAGTACGTAAGAATTGGTAGGTGTCAGCACCGAATTTATCCACAATGTAGTTTTGTAGTTCACGATTAGAGATTAACTTATTAACATCGGTTACCGCTTTACGCATAGTAACGTGATTAATAGCCTCTGTGATAGCATTAGGAATTACATCAAAATCAAGCAATAGAGATTTATCCTTAACCACATCTAAACGTGATTTAGTGGCGCTCATACCAGTTCCCCAAACCGCATTACTACTAACCATAGTTTTTGCAATATCTTCAACTTGGTTGTCGCTTACGGATGCATTGACTTTAGGGTTGTACACGATAGGGAAATATTGACCCTCAATGTTTCTACCACCGATAGTGAATGTTAAACCCTCTACTTTCTTTAATGGGTTACCATAGAGTTCTTCTTGAACCTTACTGCGTTCTTCATAAAACGAATTGATATGATCCCATGTACGAATAACAAACTCCCAGTCCTTATCAGTCATATGTTCTTGGAAAGCACGTTCAATTTCAACCTCATTTGCTTTTGTGGTTTCCATTACACGTTGTCGGTTGCTTTCCGTACCCCAGTTAAGGGCAATCATGATAAGTTGCTCTTTCGTTAAGCCGTGTAATTCTCCAACTGTGTATAGATGGTCATTACGCATATCAAACAATTCACGCTTGGAATATATCCCTACATCCTTTGCCAATCTACGCATAGAGATTTCCTTACGTTCATTGAACGCTTGCGTTGCTCGATTAATAGGGTCATAGATGTATTTAACTGCGAACCCATTTTTACCGCCACCCATTCGTCTTAGGAATGTTTCAACTTTAAGTAATGCTAAATGGAAACTATACAACTTACCACTTACTGCATCCATCTTAGTTTGATTGTTGAGTTTGTTGAATACATCGCCACTTTCTTTACCAAAAATTTCTGTAGCCTCGCCAATGATTTCTTGTACTGCATTTTCAAATGATACGCTATCGCCTTTATCATTGATAATTGTTGTACCCTCATACTCATTTCTGCCATTCTTATACATACCAGTCATAAGTTCCTCTAAGGTTTCTAACTCATTCATAGTGATAGAACGGAATGGCTTAGGTGTTTTAGAGTAGAACATTTCAACTATCCAAGGTTCTAATTGAACCATAGATTGTTGGTTAAGAATACCAACATCAGGATCTAATGCAGCTAACACACTATTCATATCAAAACCATCAACAGGTTGTAAGCCGTCATATTTAGTTAAACCCATTTGATATGCCATGTGGGAATAGAAATAACGCATATTAGGTTCAATAGCAATAGGGTTCTTAGGTCTAGTCATGCGTTGTAATTGTTGTTTCAATTTCAATCGCAATTTCTTAGACTTTTCAAAGTTTTCAAACGCTACTCTTGCCCTTGCTTGTTGTAGCATCTGTTCACGTTTAAAGCCTAGTGCCTTATCAACATCACCTACCGCCAATGCTCTATCTGCTTTCTTACCAGCAGTAACCGCTTTATTTTGATATGTTTTAAACTGTACCGCATTAGATATAGGCAATGCACCTAATTCTTTTCTTGCTCGTTCCATGTAGTCTGAAATTGTACCAAGTCCAGCACCACGGATAGAACGTACATTATTGATGCGGTTATTCAACATAGCTTGTAAGCGTTTGATACGTTCTTCTGCTTTTTCTAGTTGCTTAGTAGTATCAGTCAATGCAGCATCTACTTTTTTCTTATCAGATTTCAACTCATCGTACTTAGTAGGTTTTACCTCTTTTTCGATTTGGTCTAATTCTGTATCAATAGTTTCTGCGTTAGCATCTAGCTTACGAATACGTTCTAGCAATTCCCAGTTCTTCGCTAACTCACGATTAGTAGATTGTTGGATAATCTTACTTTCTTCTTCGGTTAATTTCATTTGACCTTGTGTACTAAGTAAGATTTCTTCTGCTATTTGCTCATTGGTTTTGCCTACGTTGTTATCACGCATAAACTCTGCTTTTGCATTGTCCATTTCTTGATTGATAGCATCGTTAAATGTAGCACCAGTTTGTTCTACTTCCGCCTTCTCTAACTCTTCAACAGATTTGTATTGAGTATCTTTTAAAGCGCTTTCACCAAACACGTTATAGCGTTGATGCTCTTTGTAGATAGGATATTGCTCAATCAATCTTTTTTCAATTTTAACTTGTATTTCATCCTTTTCTTCATCCCATTCCTTGATAGGTCTATTATCAAGTTCTTTCATGAGTTTACGCATCACACGTTCTTTTGCTTTTTCTTTTACATCTGCAATATAAGATTGCATACGTGCTTGGTCTTGCTCGGATAGTTGCTTATAGAGTTCAGTTTTCTCAAACTGTTCTAACTGTTGTTGTTCTGCGTATGCCTCTATATCCTCTTGGGTTGCGATCATACGTGCCATAACATCTTTAATATCAGATGGTACTTCACCACCTAATCTTTGAACGCTACGATAAATGTATGTTAGCCATTTGGAGAATTGACGGAATACTCTTTGCAATGCACTTGTTGGTGCTTCACCACTTCGCAAGTAGCTTTCCCAACCTCGTGCGAATTTTTCGTGTGCTTTCGTATTATCTACGTTTTCACCATCAACCCAACCGCTCCACTCTTTCAACTTGTTCCAATCTGTTACAAGTTGTTCAGGTGCATTTTCCATAGATGCTAATTTTTGTAGATCATCAAAGAATACATGACCCATTTCGTGTAAGAATGTACTTCTATCTGCGGTTTTGAAAATGCTGATGATGCGTTCGCCATCTTTCATGATTTCGGTCATACCATTAACGGATTGGTTGTACTTTTCAATTATTTTGATTGCCTTATCATCGAATACTACATAGCATCGTCCATCTTGTTCGCCATCGTAGTATATACCTTTTATACCGATGCTATTTAAAAATTCACTAGCCTTTTTAGCATTTTTTACATTATGAAGATTAAAATGTTCATCATTGCTAAGTGCATGAGATAAGAATGAATACAGTTGTTTACCATCAATATTTGTTTTCTCTAATGCACCATATACATCAGTCTTAACATTCGAGATAGCTTTTTCTTCACGTTCTCGTTCTAGTTGTTTTTCTTTTTCATATTTTGGATATAACTCATTTCTAAACTTTTCATATACATTTTTTAATAGTTCATCGTTACTAGCTATGGTGTCAATATCTTCTTCGATGCCTACTGTTTTTAAAAATCTATCAACATTTCTTTTTTGAATTTTATTGATGTCATTTATTGTTTTATTTTTGTTATGTAGTTCAGATATTATGTACCCTACATCCATAAAGCGCGTGTATTTATTTGTCCATTCATCACCAATAATAGACCCTTTGTGATATTTAATTAATAGACTTGTAAAACGTTCCAGTTGTTCTTCTGTCATTTTATGTAATCCATTTTTCAAGCTATCTTTTACATATCGACTATATCCAGAAATAGGATATTGCTCTGGTAATAACTCTGTTTCATTTGGTATTTCTACTTTAAATAAACTGCTTTTGTTAGAGCCTTGTTCTTTACTCAATACCTCTTTATATAGTTTGGATACTTTTTTATCTTTAGCAAAATACAAACCCCAACCATGTGCTTGATTGCCCTCACCAGTACCAATAGCACCTAAATCAAATGTGTCAAAGTCATGTGGTGAACCATGCCATGCAGCTTGATAATACTGATAATTATGTTTCTTTCGGAGCTTGTCTAAATCATTTTCGTTTGGTATACTATTAATAATATTAGACCAACTAACACTCATTTGTCCGCTTGATTGGACGTTATTGACTGTTAGTTGGTTTATTTTTTTTGTATTAACATATAACAAATCGCCATTATTTATCGCATTAGAGTACCATGTAGTATTAACTCTAGGGAATATACTTTTAACCCTAGTTTGATAGCTATTTCTTCCGCTTTGAACATCAAAAACCAACGGTACATGAACAAGGTTATTTTGCGTATCTCTTAATTCAACAACAGCAATAATTTCACCTTTTACCGATGCATTAGCAACAGGGTCAAAGTTTTTGAATATTGCAATCGGATTAGATAACGCACCTGGTAACTGTTTCATAACATTCAAGTCAAACTTATGTGCATGCTTAGTGTTGAACACTTTGTTAAGCATCTTTGTTGTTATATAAACATCACCAGTTGTAAATTTATAGTCAGGATCTTTAATTGTGCTAAACACTAAAGGTGCTGACATTATTTTATTTACACCTTGTTTAAGCGTTCCGTTTTGTAAATCATCTAGCGTTTTTCCCCATTGAGTTATGTCGGCTTTCAATTTTTGATGCATTGCCAATTGCTGCGCATACCCTTTTTGGTTTTCTAAAACCGCATTCATATTGATACGCACGCTATCACGCAAATAGTCCATAGCAGTATAACCGCCTTTGCCCATTTGTCGCATATATTGTGCCATTATATCAGCGTGTTGTGCCATCAATAATGCATTTGCTTTTGCAGTTTCACGTTGTTTTCTATTTGTGCTTTCACTAATAGCTTTAACTACTTCGTTGTACACATCATATCCACTTTTTGACAACTGCATTCGTAACGCTATGTCATTGTTTGCCAATTCAAAGACCTTATCTTTCATAGCATCTAGGCTTTCGATTTGCATCAACATATGTTCCATATCTGCATAATGTGCATCAGATTGTGCTAATGCATCAGCGTTACCATCAAGGCTTGCAGTTGTAGTCGCTCTGCTATACTCATATGCTGCTCGTCTACGTTCTGCGTTAGTACGTGGTGCTTTACCGCCATTGTTAGCTTTATAATCAGTTAGCCATTGAGGTTCAATACCAGTACTTACCGCATCATTGATAGATTTATCTGCATTGTCAAAGTCGCTTGCATAGGTTTCTCTATACTGCTCTTTTAACGTGTGCAACAAGTTATTAAAATTACGTTTAATATTCGTAGGGTCAGATAGTACCTCATTAAGTACTTCACGATCTATATCAGATGCACCCTCAAATTCATTACGGATAATATCATCTTTGATACGTTCCGCACGTTTTGATGTATCATCTTTCAATACAGATTTAGCAACATCTACTTCTTGCTTTGCACGTTCTAATGTAGCCAATGACATACCGCCACGTGTAAAGTAAGAGGTTTGTTTCAATGCCTCTACTGTTTCATCTGATAGGCTCATAGATACTTGGGCGTAACTACCAATAGGAATTTCAACAGGTGCATCCGCCTCAAGAGCTGCTTTTACTTCCTCTTGTGTAACTAAGCCATTATCGACCATATCACGGATAGCAAGTTGTCCATTTTCAGATTGTACTAATTCTGCTACATCAACATATTGTGTAGATACACCTACCTTATCGCCCTGTGCTTGTACGATTTTTCCGTACAGTTCAGGGTTTTCTTTTGCGATTTTATTGGTAGCACTATCTTTACGAACATTATCCATAATGACTGCGCCATTACGGTTTTGCTCTGCAATAATTGCTGCTTGTTGTTGTTCTGGTGTTAGCTTTTGAAAATCACGGAAAGCCTTTGCAGTACGCACACCACCTACCGCACCACCGATAGCACCAAAACCTATTACCGCTGGTAATGCTTGTTTCATTGCATCTAGCGAACCTATAGCAATATCACCTACGCTATAATAACCCTCTAAGTCATTATCCTTGCGTGTTAGGTTGTGTTGTACCTTTTCGTTTACATCTTGCAAGCCCTCTTCAAAGAGTTCAGGTGCACCAGCTTTAATAGAGTTTTTAGCCATTTGTGCAACAGTTGTTCCAATGCCTCTATCAAAAGTTTTAACTGTATCACCAACACCAGCACTAATAGCTTTTGCGATCATACCTTTAGGTGCTACCGCTTTAAACGCTTTACCCATAGCTGCGGTTGCTGCAAACTCAATACCAGCATCAATAGCAGCATAAGACATAGCATATTGATTAGCCTCTTGGTCTGTGTATACACGATTACCATTTGCATCTTTCTTTTGAATGAGTTCGATGTACTTGTTACCGAATGACATTTTATACATATTGTATGCCATGTCAGCACCGCCGCCCCATTTAGCACCAGTAGCAGCACCAGCAGCTGTACCTACACCCTCTGTAGCCAAGCCACCAACTAATGCACCAACGGCTGCACCTGCAACTGCACCTACACCACCTTGTTTAGCCATCATGTAGCCTTGACCAGATGTTGCACCAAGTACCTCTTCTAATGGACTTCCGCCATCTGGTCTTCTATAACTTTGTAAGTTGTTTTGTAATCGATTGACTTCATCGGTTAATTCGCTAATCTTTTGTGGATCAGATTCACGTGCTAACGCATAACCAACATCACCCAACTTCATTTGGTCATTCATCGCCCAAATACTTTGTTGCATCGCATCGAATACACCTTTTGTATTTCTTATCGATTCAAGATTATTTAAGGCTTGAATACCCTCGGCTTGTGAACTGTATTTTACCTTGTAGAGTTCTGGAAACTCATCATAAATATCTTGTAAAACTTGCCCTCGTTCTACACGTCTTGATAAATAATCAGCACGTTCAAAGGCTCTATCATCGCCAAACATAACAGTATCTGCACCAATGTTTAAAGTCTTAGCAATACGCAATGCTTCATTAGCACGTAATTGTTCGTTGTTATATAAAAACAATCGGTCTGTATTACTAACAAAGCCAGCAGGTAAAGCGTTAGGCAATGATTGTCCTAACTGACCTATCGCTTGAAACAGATTAGCTTGTTGTCCAAACGGCGAAACTGTTTCACTTCCATCTGCATTTTTAACATTGATTGGAGTACTAGCGATTGTAGATAATGCATCTGCCGTGTTTTTCGCTATGTTTGATACTGTGTCTATTCCTGCACCAATAGCTTGTCCAACAGGTGTAAAGCCACCAACAGGGTCAGACTGTACACCAGCACTAGCGGTAAAGGAACGTGGACTTTCTCCATGTCCACGTATTAACGCTTGAAACTCCTCACGTTCTTGTTGATTAATATCAGCCATTTGTGTATCTCCGTTGTAATGCATTATATTCTGATTCGTAAATATCTTTGGTTGAGCCATCTCTATATGTTACTCGGATATAGTGATTTCCTATAGGTTCAGCATGAACAATACCTATAGCTTGGTTACTTGCACCACTTATTGTAGATGAATAATCATCTCCATCTCCAAAGTATGGTTTGCTTGTGCTACGCAATGTGCTTGTCGCTACTGCAGCATCAAAAATTTCATCTTTTTCAGCATCCGTAGGTGGTCTATGATGTTTGATTTTAAACTCTTCAATTCGACCTGCCATTTCTTGTTTAACACCATACTTAAAGCTACCAGCCAATGTTTTATCTTCAGGCATAACTGTAGCAAGTTTATATTCATATGGTGTTAAATCAATGTTGCTAGCTTTCTTGTTGTTATCATCGATTTCAAGTAATGATGCATCTAGTTCATCATCCATAATTTTATTTGGTAGCACACGTTCCGCATATGCTCGTGTTTGTTCATAAGTATGAGATTTAGCATACTGCTTAATTCCCCATTTTTCTTGCGCTGTCATTTTCAAGCTTTTTTCATAAATTCTATCTAGCTTTGGTCTTTCGCTAGCCATTTTTCCACTCCAATATTCTTTTTCTTCAGGAGTGGTTGCTCCTGCTAGTTGAACCTGTGCATATTGGAACGCACCGCTTACATCACCATTAGCTATCTTTTGGTTTAAGATTGTTTGACCTGCTTGCAAGCGATCATTAATGGCAATCTTTCTAGTTTGCTCCTGTAGCGTGTAATAATTTTTATAAGCGGTTTTAGCCTCATCTTCAGCTTTCTTGATTTGGTCTTCAGAATACTTAGGGCTGCCACCGCTAGACATTGGTGCATTTCTCATTAAACCCTTATAATGTTCTGCGCTTGCCGTATAATATCCACCAGCTTTTAATTTATCAGCATATTCATCTATAGTTTGTGCATTGATAGCATTATTAGGAATGATATAGCCTTTCATCCAATCATCAACAAACTCTTCATCGGAATTGTACATTTTATAGTAATTTGTACCACCATCAGTCTGTCTGTTTTCTTCACCATTTGGCTCAACCTGTGTCAAACCTGCGTAATTATGATTTTCTCTAGCAAGTCTGCTTAATTCACCGCCAACTGTACCCTCTGCATATAATTGTCGATATGCAATTTCAGTATTAATGCCATATTTTTTATTAGCATAAACAGCCATATTCCATAATTGTTTATTTTGACCAACGCCACCTTTTAGTGCTTCCTCGTTTTGAGTTTCCATTTTGGCTCTAACATACATGGCAGCACTACTCATACCTGAATTTAAATCATGTCCATACATCTGATACAACTTAGCATATGTATTATCATCATTAACTAATTTATTAATATTCATTTGATTGGACATTTTTTTATATGGTGTCAATACATCTTCACTAACAACACCACTTAATGAAGTTAGTAAATTTTCAACTTTCGTTGAATCATTTTCTGCCACGGATCTATCAAGTAAACTTTTACCAGTTTGGTCTGTATTCTCACGAATTTTTTCGTTAATCTGTTCATCATCTAACCCTAACTCTTTACCTGTGGAACGATACAAATCGCCCATTAAAGAAATCGTTTTTATTTGGTCTGTCATGTTGTCAGAACGAATAGCCGAATCTCTAAGGTTTGTAATTTGATTTTGTGTAGCTATACTTAATGCCGTTTCATATTGACCTCGTGAGTATTTAGAGATGTTATTGTAATCAGTTGTTTTAGATGTTTCAACGGCTTTCTTAAACGCATTGATAGCATCATTAGTTCTGAATTTATATTTATCTAATATATCCTTTTGTATTTTTTCCACACCAGCATTATAGTCAGGCAATATAGATTGAGCATTCATACCTTTGCGAATCATCAACCCATCTTTATCATCATTAAGTAATTTATTAGTGCTATTATTAAATTCGTTGATGGCATTGGTTACATCGATATAGTCTTTTCGTTTGTCGATTTCTATCCATGTATTGGTTGCATCTTGCAATGCTTTGGTCATAGCATTCAAGCCACTTGTGTTACCACCATAAGCCATTTCATTTACATTAGCTTGTACACTACCATTAATCGTGTTTAAGCGTTGATTACTATCATAGCCTATTAACTTCATTAGATACCCCACCTATTATTTCTGATAGTACCTTTGGTTACGAATTTCATTTTAGGCATACCTGCAGCCGATAGTGCATCACTAGATGGTGTGTAATAGTTATTACCACTACCTAAGCTCTTACTTGCATACTGACTTTTCAAACCATAGATACTAGATGCACCACTTAATATCGTTCCTAGCATTGCCATTCTAGCTTGTGATTTAGCGTTGCTTGCTGCTGCTCGTGCGGTGCTTGCCTCGTTGCGGTAGTTCATGCCGTTAAGATATTCATTATAGATACTGTTGTTCTTGTTAGTTTCCCAATTCTGAATGTCTTTATTGTATTCGTCATAACTAGAAGCCATTAACTGTAATGGTGTACCACTCATGGTTAAACCGCTTGCACCAGTTTCCGCTACGTTCTGCCCTTGGATAAGTCGCATCTTATCGGACATTTTATCTCGTTCTTGCAAGGCTTGGTCTGCTATTTGTTCTTGCTTGCGATCACTAATACGTGCGTTAGCCTCTGCCACCCTTGCTTGTTGGTTATACATTGCAGCTTGTGCCTTACCTTGTTGGTGTTGTGTAAACAACGTACCAACCATGCTCGCTGCCGTTAATGCAATAGGGTTACACATTCGCATCCCCCTTTCTCAATGTGAATAAAACCATATCCCCATCGTTAATATCGTAATGAATAACCGCACCTAATGACTTTAGCCATCTTATGGTGCGGTGATTTTCTTTGTGTATGTAATTAAAAAGTACTTCCCTAGTTTGTAACCATTCCCCAATGATATTTCTACTAACTTTTATAAATTGTTTTTGTAGCGTTAAACTACGTTCAAAATCTTTACTCCCCAAAAAGTAAATACAATGCATCCCATTTAGTGATGTGTTAGATACACCGTACACGCATAACGGCTTGTCATTATCAATAACAATGCGACTTTGATAATCTTCCCCAAGAATATCATTCACAAAGTCATTTTCTCCGTAGTTTGAATTTTTTCGATTGATATATTTAACCTCTAAGGCATCTATCGAACGTAAGTTGATATATAACTCACGAATTAACGAAACGTGCTTAGAACGGCTAATTTTACATTCCATGAACATTTGGGAAACCACCGCCAATTTCTACCTCTCTTGTAACCGCTAACAGGTTAAATGGGAAAGGTTTTGAGTGTTTTATACAGATTTCTGTATTTGTATTAACGCTAGTTGCTATCTTAGGTAACATAATCACAGTATCGCCAGTAAATAGCGTTTTAGGTTTTAAGATTAAATCATCAACATCATCAAATGTTCTACCTACGCTACCACCATATGAACGATATAACCGCAACGCAACTCGTGATATAGTTACTAATCTGCATTGCAATGTGCCATCGTTTATTTGTTGCTCTACGCTAGGTATTTTTATTTTAGTAGTATAAGGCAAACCAACAGTAATTACATTTGCTTTACCATCTAATTTAATAACACCTGTAGGGGGTACTTCCCTAGATGGCATTTGTTGTCCATCAACTACTATGTCTACCATTTGTCCTACTAGATGAGGTGCGTTGATGTAATCAGTCTTAATAGAATTGGCCACTTTAACATAGCAATCTAGGAATACATCGGAGTTATCCTCTGTGTACAACGGAATACTACGTTCAATACATTTAACATTTTTATTGTTGATAACACGATCTACTACAAAATAGATTGTGTCTTGTTCGCCCTCTGCCACGTTTTCTACATATCTGTATTTACCATTCGTAACAAAGTGCGACCACCCATACACCTTTTGTTCTGGTATATAGGTTAAACAGTTAAGTTGTCCATCATCCCTTACATAGTAGATGATAGAGTCTGGGTCTTGTGCATATGCACTTGTAACCGCTACATGACCTTTAACCAATGTTTTAACAAACAATGTAAGGTCTTGCCCTGTGTAGTTGTCGCTCTCATAAGAGTAACCCATATCACGAACAGTACCACCACGCTCTTGAACGAACACGCATCTATTACCGATAAACTGTGGTTCACATTTCAACGCACCACGTTGTGTTTGTGTTTTCAAATAACAGTTAGTAGGTGTAATAGTCTTGCTACCATCGACTATCCATTCATTACCGCTAGTAAGTACGATTAAGTCATTAGCTGGTACTAGATGCCTAATTTCATACATTTTGCGGTTAATTACTGGTAGTGTGATTGCACTATCATCTGTGATAGTACCGCCTACTTTTTCTACCCCAAAGTTAGGATAATCACCAGTACGGCTAAACCAAATGAAGTTAGGCTTGCTATCAGTAGCAGCCACTACAAATCGGTCTTGATAGAATGTACAAAGTTTAGGATAACCTCTGCCTCTATTCCAACTCCCCAATTTCCATTGGTAACTAGGCTCACCTTCTTTAATACCATTCAGAACATTAACCTTTGCACTCTTAGCATTTGTTACGCTTTTAATCTCAACAACACCATATTGAGTGAACGGCATAATGGATAAGTCGCAATTAACAGAACCACTCTTAATATCAGATATGTATTTAAGCCTTGCTCCAGCCTCTATCTTACCGGTATCAGTTACGTTGTAGTCATTCTTAGATGTGTACGTTCTGTAGTCTTTCCAAGTCTGTCCATCATTGTTGGAAATCTGTATTTTTACTGTACCCTCCCATGTACCATGCGTTGTGAATTTCCATGATAATTCTGTATCGGTACTATAGTTTTCAACATTATAGTTAATATTGTTGTAGACATTTTCTGTAAGTAGAAGTACTAAACCTCTACGCACTCTCTTTTCGACTACTTCGCCAACCGATTTAGTATGCACCGCTTCAACATAATAAGCAATCTGAATAACACTACCTACCATATCAGATGTAAAGAGATCTTTAGTCGATGTGATTGTATCACCGCTAACAGTCAACGTATGTCCATTATCGGTATTAATATCATCGTAAGGTTGCTCTGTTAGCTTGTATGCACTCATTCGCCAGTCAGTATCACTATATCGTGATAGCGTTTGAATAGGGTACTTACCACTACAAATAAACATTACATCGCCACTTTGGATGCAGTTTAATTCACCTACAATGTCCGCCTCAAATGGTGTTTCTACTTCAACATTTGTATATACACCATTTCGCCATACCCTAACGTATCTTTCACCAAACTCAAGCATGAATGATTGGTTCTTGTTCGTAGTAAATTCAAACAGTCTAACAGTTTTATCATGGTATTTAGCATATCCGATAAACTGTGAACCTTGCCTACGTGCCACCGCTCCATAAGGTCTAATCACCGCATTTTCAGCAAGCAATAATGCACTTTTATATTGTTCAAGGTCAAATCGACTAGATACATCTGGCGATACTTCACCAGTAGTAAATGCGACTTGTCCGATATACATAGGTTGCATATCACCAACTCCTTGCTTTCAGATAACTAGACACATAAGGCATATCTAGTCTACGCTCTTTAGCACTCATAGATTTTGCCTCTTGTAATGCTGCTTGATATAGCTTGTACGCTTGGTCAAATAAACCACTATTACCAGTCAATGGCATGGCTAAGTCAGATGCCATCTTACACACCAACGCTTTAACGAATATAGGGTTCATTACATCTGCATCGGTTACATCATACACATAATCGATGTGCATGAGTGGTACATCAGATACGATGTATTTTGTATTGTTATCAGTCAGATATACATCATATTCACGTTGTTTTTCCGCTCGATATCGTTCACCCTGTGGAATGACCGCTAGGATGCGAACACACTTTTCAGGGTACGCATACACATAACCCCAACCATCAATCTTGTGTTCTGACAATACCGCTCGTTCACGCTTACGTGCAAAATTCCATTCAAACTGTTCTAACAATACTTTACGTGTTAGATCATAATGTAATCTGCATTGTCTAGCAGGTTCTGTTTCTTCCGTCATGGAACGTATTCGACCTGCATTGATAAGCGATAATGCTTGATTGCAAATATCAGTAGGTGTCATATTTCCACCTTTCTATAAAAAAAGAGGGGGCAAAATACCCCCTCGTTCAATTATTCAGCAGTTTCTTCCGCTTTTTTACCTTTGGTTTTCGCCTTTGGTTTTTCTTCTGTAGACTCTACAGTTTCTTCTGTAGGTTCTACTTCTGCGACTTCTTCTGCACCAACAGTTTCAAATAAATCTTTGAAGTAGTCCTTATCGTATTCGGCTACTTCTTCTTTTGTAAATTCAACTGTTGTTCCCTCTTCAATTAAACCCTTTGTATTATGATAAAGGGTTGCTTTTGCAACGTATTCCATATTAGCCACCTTATTTAATGTTAATGCCACTTGTTAAGAATGCGGAGATAGTACCGCCAGTCATATTATTGGCGTTGATGCGGATGTATTTCTTACCGCCATTAGCCAAACGTACTTTATATTCTGTACCAGCTGGTGCATTCGCTACCATTGTAATGCCATGCAACAATACCGCATTAGCCATGTTATCAGTATCAGAAGTGTACACGTTAAATAAAGGTGTACCTGTTACTGTTTTGTCGATGCGAATTACAAGGAATAAGTTAGGGTCAGCATCGCCACCATTACCATTCATCACCACATCGGAGTTAGTGTTTGTTGTAATGTCTTTTTTGAAAAAGAATGTATTTTGAGTATCAATAATCATATATGTTTATCCCCCTATTAATTAAGCAGTAACTCGTGCTTCTGTGGAAAGCAATGCATCGATTTTACGTACTGGAATACCATTAGCACGTGTAACCATTTTGCCCATTTCCATTTCTTCTGTGATTGTAGAACCATGTACTTTGTTCTTTTGCAAACGTAAGAATGTACGCAATTCTTGGTTCATGTACCATACAGGACGGCAGCCAGTAAGAGATTGCATTCTTTCTTCTGCACGGATCATTAAGTTAATCAAGTTAGGACCTGCGGAAATATCTTCTTTAATAGCTTTCATATCAATATTAGCGATACGTACTACATAGCGCCAATCACGAACCGCTAAACCAATGTTTTGTTTGAAGTGAGTGCGGTAACCTTGGAACATAGAACCATCAGGTTTAGTGATTGTTACTTCGCCCAAATCTTCTTGTTGCAAGCCTGCCTCACTACCACGTGGATAGATACCATGTACTGTAAGTGGACTCCAACCTACTAACCACATAGATGCAAGGTTAGCAGTACCGCCTGCATCAATAATATTTTTAGCGCTATCAGCTTTCTTAGGGTCTAATGTATTGAAACGTGCGGACAAACCAATGAATTTTTCAGGTGTTGTTTCATCACCATAGAAAAGTGTACGTGCGATTTCTTGACCCATAGCCTCTACAAACGCACTATCTTCTGTTGCACGGAACGCTACAGGGTCATTGGAAAGTTTAACCAAATCTTTATCTACTTCGGAGTAAGCCTCTAACATACCACAAGTATCTGTGATTTGTTTTGTAGTAGATTTGCTAGGTTGTACACCGCCATAAAGCATACGCCATGTAGCATCTGGCAAGCCAGTACGTACTGTTGTTTTATTAGATGTACCATCGTTACATTCAATCATTGTCATATCTTGAATGATTTCGTTAGATTGGTTTAATTGTTCAATGATTTGTGCGATTTTTCCGTTAGGATCCATACGCTTTTGCAAATCAATTAAAGTAGGGTTTTGTGTTCCGATTGTAGCCATAAATTATTTTCTCCTTTTATTTTTTGAACATACTCGGATAAAGATTGCGTCTGATTGCCTCTTCTGACTGCGTGCCACCAGTTGGTTGACCACCACCTGCGTTACTATCTTCTGCAGCCATATCAGCGATTTTTTCAAACACACGGATAACTTCGATACGATTACCTAAGCCGTTTTCAGCTAGAATTTCACGAATATTAGGAATTGTTTTTTCAATCAACTCAATACCTGCACCTGCTTTAGCTACAGTTTCATCAAATTTATTTCCTAATTCTTTAATTGCGTTTTCTTTGTAGCTTTCGTATTGTTCGGCTAATGCTTGTTGCTTTTGTGTTTCATAAGCAGTTACAAGGTCTGTAGCATACTTGTTACCAAATTTAGCTAACTCTACTGCTTGCTCTTGCGTAGCACCTACACCATTAAGCATTTTAGAAAACTCATCTGCGATTGATTGGTCTACTTGACCGCTATCAAACGCTTTCGTGAAGTCATACACAATAGGTTCTGCAGGTGGTTCTTGGTTACCGCTTGTGTCAGTACCGCCACCTAAGATTGTGTCTTGTTGTTGGTCTTGTGTATTCGTATCTTGCGGTGTACCACTTTCCGCACTACCTGTGTCAATATTCGTGCCTTGTTCTAATTCTTCTGCCATGTGGTTTATTCACCTTTCTTTTCTAAATCGTTAAACAATTTCTGTTGGTTGATATATTCAAGTTGTGCTTGATGATATTTCTTAACACCCTCTACACCATCACCGATGCGCCCCAATTCGTTCATATAGGTTAAACCTACTTTTCGTTTCCCCTCATTAAAGAATGTTTCAGAATTACCAGTAAACGATTGTTTTAATATGTCGGTACGGTCTAAAAGCCTACAAAAAAACCACCTACCAAGTTCAGTACTTAGTACGTGGTTCAACGCATCAATATCACGATCACGAATATATTCTTGTTTTGTTTTACTCATCTACACCCCCATACCCATTAACTGTTGCATTACTGGGTTTCCGTCATTGGCTGCATCTGTTGCTTGTTTAGCTGCTCCAGCCATTTGAGGTGCTAATTGTGCCATTTGTAATGCTTGTGCTTGTTCCTCTTGCTCTTGTTGTGCTTGTTGTTGTTGCTCCATGATTTCTTTGTATTCATCATTAGAACGAATAACCCTAGCTGGTACACCAAGATTTACACCATAAATATCGGCTGCCTCTTCAAAGTTGAATTTCTGAACGATGTTAGCATTACCTTGTGCTAATGACATTATGAAAGCATAGTACTGCTCAATATTCACCAATGAAGACATTTTCTGTGCTTGTGCTAACGGAGAAATGTATTCGATTTTTACATCTAAACCATTTAGCATTTCCGCTACATCATCGTCAATCGGTGGAAATATTCCAGCTCTATCCAAGATGCCATAAGTACGCTCGATTATAGGGTTTAAAAACTCACTTTGTAAGCGTTCAACTACAGGGCCTAACTGCTGCATCTTCTCTTGTGTTCGCTCCATAACCTCACGTGCGGTCATTTGCCCTGCATCTAGGTTATCAAGCATTAAGAATAAATCAGCACTATAGGCACGTTTAATGCTTTCAGATACAAACTGTATCTTAGCTTGTACGTTCGCAACATCAATACCTACATTGAATATCGGTTCAACCTTACCGCCTGTATCAACTTCCGTTACACCGCCTGGGAATAGATTAACACTACCGATAACATCAGATGTAGCACTCATAGGTGGCTTAATACCAAGTTCAATAGCGGTTACCAAGTCTTTTTCAAGTAGTTGTAACATCTGTGCATCTGATTGTGCGAACCATGCACACCCTTTACCATAACCACTTAGATCATGAGTGGTATGTCTTGCGATAGGTATCGCCCATTCTTCAAAACCACTATGTCTTAATACTTCATCTGTGTTACTACCCTCTACCCAATAGATAGATGAATAAGGCATATTCTTATTGCCTAGTTTTCCGTTGCGGTCTTTGTTGGGCATTACTAACCAACACACAACAAAAGTACTTGCATTACCTTTGCCATCGTCATAGGCACGTTTGACTTTATCAGGGCAAGCATCGTAGCCAAACTCTTCCACTAATTGGTCAGCCGTCATTCGATATTTGCGACCAAATGTATTTACATCACCAATACTGCCACACTCTAATGCGTATGTACCGATTGGATAAGATGTAAATCGCACACCTACTTTTGCATCTGGCATTACTGACATAGGTGCTTGTCCAAATGGTAACTCCATATAGGTTTGATGTACTGTATTGTAGAAATTAGACTTAGCAAATACTGCGTACATTATTTGTTCCCTATCGTCTAACACTTTCGCCACTTTACTATTAGCAGCTAGTCCAACATTCTCTAATGTGAGTTTAAACCATTTACGGCTAGGCGGTGTCATGCCACTCATTACACCACTAGCGAATATCTGGCAACTTTCCCAAGCAACACCATTATTAATCTTATCGGTGTAGACTTTCGATTGGTCTTGTTCATCGTCAAATACACCTAGGAAAGGTAGTTGATAATCTCGAATATCTTTCCATCTTGAAATGTACTTTTGACGATTATCAAACATTGCCTTAAACTTCGCCTTAATTTTCGTGTAATCACGTTTTTTAGGTTCTGTATTAGTCGGTTGTCTAGCAAGCGTTGATAGGATAGTTCCTTGCATATCTAACCCCCTAATGTGTTTTTAGTGCCAGTTGCCGTAGATAAGATAGTACTTTCAAAGCCTTTCTTACCTTTCTTTTTCTTCATATACCAATCTTCACCAGTTGTTGTAGTAGCATCATCTGTTTGTACAGTTGGTGCTGGTGCTGGCATTGGTGTATCAGGCATCTTATTTTTCATGCACATTTAATCACCCCTTATCTTTTAAATGGATCATACTCTGTGTTCGCATGAACCCTACTCCCTACATTCCGTTTTTTAGTGACGGGGAATGCAAACGTCAAACCTAATGCATCGCCTTTATTCGGAGATGGTAAACCACGTTCTTTCATATCCTTTTTGCTTTCAAGTTGTATTCGCCCATTCTTATCGATGATAGCCTCTGGACTCGTTAAATCGTCATATAAGCCTTGGTCATTAGGTGGAATAGAACCGCCCTCTTTTAACCATTCTTTCATTTCGCCCCACATGTACGCTCTCATATTGAGATACATATTGTTAGGCGATGCACCACCAAAGGCAACTAACCGCCATTTTCTACCCATCGACTTACCGATACTATAAATACCAGTGCCGTACCCTTGGTCTATGAATACTGCATCGGCTTTATAATTATCTTCGAATTGCGCTATTAGGTTAGCCATTCGCATATCATCGTCATTCTTCTCAATCGTTGCCAAGCACTTCATAGAGTAACCATTACGCATTACGATTTCTAATGTATCGCCACCAGTCCATGCAGGGTCTACACCGATAATTACAGGTAAATTATTAAACTCACCAACTCTGTACATTCGCTTTTGTGCTTCATCTACAATTGATGCGGATATGAATTGTGTGTCAGATGCACTAGGGAATATCCCTCTTACACGCACCTTTACAAAGTCGCTATCCTCAC